GATCTTATTTTGTTTTTTAATCTACCTTCTAGCGTTGGCAATTTGATTTTATTTTTCATATATTGGTGGAGGCTGATAGAATCGAACTATCTTCTTCTGTTCTTCAGACAGTTGTGAGCACCAGCTTCACCAAACCTCCAAATGGAGCTTCCTGAGAGACTTGCGCTCTCCTCTGTACATTACAAGTGTACCACATCGCTATCTATGTTTAGGAAGCAAAATGTTTGCTGTGGATGGACTTGAACCATCGGCCTGTGCTATAGGATAGCTTTTGCGGCGTCTTGTGCCATCATAATCCGTCACCGATCTACCCACTGAACTACACAACAAACTGGAGCCGCGTATTGGAATCGAACCAATCCTCACTGTTTTGCAGACAGGTCATTACAACCAGCTATGTCACGCAGCGTAAATATCTTTCGGTATATGGTTGGGCTTACTCACCGAGATTTCCCAGTGGTTGGATTTCGAATCCATTACACATCTTCCGTTTGCCGTAATTTTTTAGAGATGCAAACATATACCGAAAATTGGTGCGGAATGTGGGAGTCGAGCCCACGACTGAACCTTGGCAAAGTCCCGTTTTACCCCTAAACTAATCCCGCGAAATAAATTGATCAGTAAAGGTTGTCGGTAGATAAACAACATCTCATCCGATTAACACTCGGCATCACCCAATCGTTGTTGATGAGCAAATCAAAAGCCCAGACTACTGATCAAAATGGTGCGGCAGACAGGATTCGAACCTGCAACATCGAGCTTGGAAGGATCGCGCTCTACCGTTGAGCTACTACCGCAAAAATTATTTCTTATTCACAAAGTCTTGCGGCTTCTTAGCAAATCTCTTTGCCAATGTCGTAACACCTTGTAATATTTCTGGACTGACAACACCGACGATACCGTATGATATTGCTTTTGTCAAGCTGCTAACTTCAATTTGTTCAAGAATAAACCAAGATATACATGAACATATAGCGGCTGCTATTATTCTTTTGGCATGCTCTTTGTGACTTCTGTCAACGCCGTCCAATAAGTTTCTGGCCAGCATTCCTAGTCCACCTATAAGGGCGACTATCCAACCGCCAGTTAAAAATTCTTTTAACAAGTTTTTCTCGTCCATACAAATTTATGTTTGAATATAAGTATACTATACTTTATAAAAACATTCATACATTCGCGTATATCTGTATATACCCCATTCCGAACCGCGTGGAGGTTGTATGATCTCTCGGAACATTAAAAGAGTGTCACGCAACGAGATTGATTACTCGTCTTATTGCTTCACTCTTTCATTATAAGAACAATATATTCACTTCGGCCTCACAACAAGTTATCCCTAACACTATCCCAACCTTAACTTGCTGGTATTGATTCCCACAAAACGGTTCTCTCAAATAAATCGAGACCGGTGGCTATTTTAACGCTTAATAAGGTGCGCTTTTACCCATCTAACACTAACAAAAATTGATTTTTTAAAGAACTTCGATCACTCTAAACACTTTTTATACTTTGTCAAACACTTTTTCATTTTTCCAAAACAAAAACCCCACCTTCTTCCGAGGGTGGGGCTTTATAGGTTAGAAAATTTACTTTTCTCCTTAAGCCACACCCTCCTTCGTATCGCCTTCAAAGGCTCCGAATGATGGTTGTGCAATAAAGCAGCGACCCCAATTGGAGGTTGTATTGCTATACGATTTGTGTGATGTGCTATTCATTTCTTACTATAAATATGACTATGAATAAAAAATAATCAAAAGTCAATAACTTTTTTTGAATTATCTTCTATGACCCCAAGGATGACGATGAAATGGGACATGTGTTCTATAATGAACTCTACCCCAACGATCACGATAACCGTGGTATGAATATACCCACAGACGAGGTCCGACCCATACTCTTTCTTCAATTATGACAGGACGATCAACAACAACTACTTCTGTTTGAGGTTGTGCTGCACGAGGTGGTTCTGCGTTTACTACCACAACTTCTTTTTGCTGCTTTTCCACTCTAGCATCATTAGCATCAGCAATTGCTCCAGCGGCTAATCCTGCTCCTGCTCCTATCAATGCGCCTTGCGCAACATTTCCGTTGTGGGCACCGATCATTGCACCAGCTATTCCACCAAGCAAAGCACCAGTATCAGCTTTGCGACCAAACACATCTCCTTGTGAGTTGGCACAAGAAGTCAGCATAAGTAACGACATTATAGGTATGATTAATTTCTTCATATGTTATCTCCTTTTATATAATTATTTGTTATAATAAGTTTAATTATTTACTTGTGGCACGATACACCCCATCCCAACTTGAGTCAAGATTACTGACACGAAGTTCCCCTATTCTTTCTATCATCATTTCGTAATATTTTTTTAGCTCCTTGTTGTGATACATAAGTTCTTTTGCATGATAAATTGCATTGTCCCATTTTTGACTACGATAGTCGTACAGAAATGCATAATGTCCAGCGATTATTCCGCTATACGAAGTGTCTATTAGTTCATTTTCAAGTATGGTGTATATTCTTACGCCTTCCTTCTTTCCTTTGACGGCGATGATATCCAGTTCAAAGCACTGATAATCATCCTTTACGTGTTCATATGTTCTTGGGCCTATTACTATTCTTACACCATATGGTTTGCTTTGACCTTCTAATCGTGAAGCAAGGTTAACGTGATCGCCAAGGCAAGTATAATCGAAACGCTGAGTAGAGCCCATATTCCCAACAACAACTGCGCCAGTATTGATTCCCAATCCCATTCCGAAAGCCGGAACACCTTCTTTAGATATTTCTTCATTGAATGAATCCAATCGTTTTAACATTGACATCGCAGTTTTTACCGCGTTCCTGGCGTGATGTGGGTCATCCAATGGAGCATTCCAAAATGCCATTTGAGCATCTCCGATATATTTGTCCAATGTACCATCATTATCCAAGATTGCTTGTGTCATAGCGGTCATATAACGATTCATTATCATCGTTAGACCCTGAACATTCTTACCATAGTGTTCTGAGATAGATGTGAATCCACGAACGTCGGTGAACATTATGGAAAGTTCACGTTCATCTCCACCAAGCTTGAGTAGACCTGGATTCTTTTGCAGCTTTTCAACGAGTGCCGGCGACAAATATGTACCAAACTGCTTCTTGATTTGCTGCTTGAGCTTAAATTCCATCACAAATCTCATAAAGATTGCACCGACCCACGGCAAAAACAATCCAAGTGTTGGCCAAGTATAGTCAATCAAATATCCTTTGCTGTTAAATAGATAAAACCCGATGGCATATGGAGCCGATATTAATATTGCTACAATAACTCCATTATAAACATAACCAAAATATGCGGCTACTGTTATTAATAGTAGTCCAGCAAGAACTCCGCCTGCCAGTTCATACAGATCAAACTCCGCTTTTCTTTCTAATCTATTGCCATCAACAAGCATTTGCAGTGTTTGCATACTAACTTCGTGTCCATATGCTGTTCCAACGGGTGTTGCTACGGTATTTACCAAGCCTTCTGCTGTAATAGCAATCACAGCGATCTTTCCTTTTACTTTGCTCCAATCATTATCAACATATGATATGCTATCAAACTTATACTTGAAGTTTATCCATACTCGTCCATTGCTATCTGTATTGATAGGGTTTGATCCTTTGACTCTTACAGCTTGTACGCCAGCTTCGTTGATCTTTGCTTGATAACTTTGCTCTCCACCAAACACACGAAGTATTTCAAGCGGCATTGTTGGATATGTTTCATTCTTTACTTGAACAACAAGTGGTAATCTTCTTACAACTCCGTCAAGTTCTGGTGCTGTTAATAACATTCCTACACCAGCACTATTTTCACCTATCTCTTTTACGGGTCCAATGGCATTTGGATAATCATACAACCATCCATCCGCACTTCCACCGATGGTTGCCAATCCTCTTGGTACTGGTACGCCTTTACCTTTTACTGATGCAGACTGTGCGGTGATTACTGGCGCTTTTCCCAGAACGTCTACAAATGCGGGGTCTCCCCCCATTCTGTCTTTTTCAGCAGGATAAAAAATTTCTCTTTTCTCTATC